AATCTACGTGCATACTGATCCAGATGTCTGTCATTTGGAGCTTGGCTCGGATTGCATGGAGAATCAGTTAGCGTATTTCCAGAAACTCTGCAAGAAGGAGTCATAAATGCTTCCTTCAGAAGCCGCACAAAAACAAGCAGCCCTCCTAGCACATTACAGCCCACTCATTCAGCAGCAAGTCACGACGCTAACGAGAAAGCTCTTTGTGCTAGGTTTCGGCGCACTCTTCTCCCGTATGGTAGAAGGTCCAGTAGTACGAATCTTCTACTTCAAACCTCTAGGAGAGTCTAAGTTCTCCAACATTCTCAACAAAGAAGAAGAATTTGCAGGTTCTCTCGCTGTAGAATCCGTTCGTGTAGAACGTGCTCTCGGCGAAGTTGCTATCTCTGTGCCACGTGCAGACCGTCAGACCATACAGTTTGATGCTTGTCTGCATAAAATGATGACCTCAGAACTTACTCGTGGAATGGCGCTGCCTCTATTGCTGGGCCAGTCCACTGTCGGAGAACACCTTTATGCTGATCTTGCTCAACAACCGCATTTACTGGTGTCGGGAGCTACTAACTCAGGGAAAAGTGTATTTACCGCGCAGCTTATATGCTCGCTTTCTCTGTTTCGCGCTCCAGAAGAGCTTGAGTTTATCCTTGTGGATACTAAGAACCTTGATCTCGTATTGTTCAAGGGACTTGAGCATGTTAAATATGTTCTCAACAACATTTCTGACCTCAGAGCCGCGCTTACGGTTTTGCTTGAGGATGTTAGGCTACGAAATGCCCAAATGAGTGGATTGGCGCGGAATATCAGAGAGTGGAACCAAATGGTTGAAGGCTATTACAATCCTGATAGACCTGATCTCAAACAAGAACAGAAATTCAAGTATAAGATTCTCATCATCGACGAGCTGGCGGATGTGCTAGATCAGGATAACGCATTCTTAGCACAGATCGAGCGTAAAATGCGTCCGCCGTCGATACACTCACTCTTAAAAACCATTGCACAAATCTCCAGGGCCGCCGGAGTGCATCTCATTTTAGCTACTCAACGGCCTTCAGTCAAGGTAATCTCCGGGGATATTAAGGCCAACTTTCCTGCTAGAGTATCCTTCAAACTTCCATCAAGCATGGATAGTAGAGTTATCCTTGACGAAACCGGCGCCGAGAATCTACTCGGCATGGGCGATTATCTGTACAAGATAGCAGGCTCCGATACCGTCAAGCGAGCGCACAGCGCGTTCGTCTCGATCAACGATATCGCTAACATTCTCACACAGAACGAGAACATAAGGAGACAGTATGCCGAAGTCGGTAGTAAGATGTAAACACTGCAACAGACCGATAATATGCGATGATCCTCTTGCTTATGGTGAGTAGATTCACAAGGAAACCAAAAGTGTACCAACAACGTATTTCGCTTGTTCTATGTATGCCAGAACAAAGTCAAAGCGTGATTCACATCCACCATTCGCAGAACCAAAGGAATTAACCGATGACACAATCAAGAGCTGAAGCAGAAGCATTGATGGAGCAGCAGCATTATCCAGCGGATTACATTTCTCCTCAGGACGCAGGTCTAGCTGATCCTGACGACGACGAAGAACAAGATGACGAACCCTATTGGTATGAGCATGTTGCTGATCTTTGTGCTAACTGTGCTCATATGAGAGAATCACACGTTAACTATGCCGAAGACTGTAGCGAGGCTGACTGCGACTGTCTTTGTTTTGAGGAGTCAGAATGAGATACTACTACGACGGCTACTGGGGCGTTTTCTTCAGACGCTCTATTGAGGCAGGTACCGGACCTGCTACGCTTGATAGCGCAGTAAAACCCACGGACCTAGAGTTAATTGGCTTTGGTTACAGCGGCCATCCCTCTATTCTCAACGACATACACTCACGTAACCTTGCAGATCAAGGTCCGATTCCAGCAGGTTTGTACACATTCTCAGGGCCATTTACTGATCCCAAGCGCGGCCCGCAATGTTGGCGGCTCGAACCAGCACCCACGAATCGCATGTTTGGTCGGTGCGCGTTTATGAATCACGGTGACACAGCAGCAATGGCTCACAATGCTTCAGACGGTTGTATCATAAGTCCGCACTGGGTAAGAAGTTTGTGGACTGACGGTGATACGTTGGAGGTACTATGAAAGCTTACGCTTTGAGAGACAGTATAACAGGTTTATACCTTCCACATGGAAAAAGAGGAAGAATGAACTCTTACAGAGACTTTGATTCAAAAGAAAATCCACGGTTATTCTCAAGAAGAAGTGCTGCCTCTAACACTCTGAACGCTTGGCGAGCAGGACGCTGGGGATGGAGAGGATATGGAGAGGATATAGATCTCGAACCTCGTAGTGTTCCTGGACGACGATCACAGGAGATCGAGATTGTCTGCTTTGAGCTTACAGAAGTATTGTAAGAACGCTCACACTAGCTCACTCGGTAGGCCGATGCCCGTCTCATGGGGTCGGCCTTCCATTTTCGGGATTTGGGCCTAAGTCGTTGAAAACAAAAGTGCATACGGCCTTTTTTTGCCCCTTGACGGGGTGCATACACGCGCGTATCATGGAAAGTATGGCAACCCGAACCGAACCGACCGTAGGAACGACCGTGCGCATATTTCAAGCGCAGGATGATGCGCTTAGAGTAGATTATCCGCGACTTAGCAAGAGCGCATTGATACGTGTTCTGTTACACTTATTCTTATCTAAACAACTACCTGCAGATGTCTACCCTCTAGCTCTGGAGGAAATGGATAGGGCCGAGAAGGCTCAAAAGAGCAATAAGACCAAACAAGTTTCTGTAGCATAAGCATACAAGGAGAATAGCATGTTAGAAGAACCTTTGGAACCATCTGAAGGAGCCTCAGAAATGCTTGAGGAGATACTTTCAGATGACGTGGCAGAGTCTCCGGCGGAAGAAGTCTTTGCGCCGACAGATGAGCCGGAAGAAATCACAGCAAAAGAGGCCTCACACACGGATATTCCAGCGGAGCCAACAGAGATTGAAGAATCCCATCTAACAGTAACCGTATGTGATTGCTGTCTTGAGTTAAATCTCACACATCCAACGTCAGTAATAAGATGTGCTCGATGCGGTCAGGCGTTTTGTTTTCACTTTGCTTCTACGATTGATGCGCAGTATTGTGTGAATTGTCTAAGTGACATTGCGGTGGCTAAGAGTGTTATCACTAAGACATATAAACACAAAAATGCTGAAGGACAGACGGTATTCTACAGACGCAGGGCCAGGGAGATACAGATTAGTGGTCTGGATTGGCTCTTTGCACAGCGTAAGATTGTAGAATTATCCGATCTTGAGCTTGATCTTAGTATTGAGTATCATCGAAACATTCTGTCGCTGATGTGCACTGAGCAAGAGCAACGTCGTACAGCCAAAATGCACAGGTACGCTGGTGTGAAGATTCACCTAACACCTTCAACAACAGGTGTAAACCAGACTACTACGACAACGGTGAAGAAAACTCGCACGGTGTCGAAGACTAAAGCGCAAGAACAAATAGCGGCGCTGCTCAAGAACATGGCCGCTAAAGGAATGACGATGGATAAAATAGCAGCCATGCTGAAGAAAGCGTAGGAGACACAGTGGAAAAAGCAAAACCTTCCGATCAGTTGATTGAACTTCTTAATCGTGTGAATGTGACTGATTCCGAGTTGAAAAGGAACGCAGAAGAATCTCTTAAGCTTCTCGGCGATGATCCTGTGAACCATCCTTCACACTATACCTTTGGACGTTTTGAAGTTATAGATGTGCTACAGGATTGGTTTCCAACGAATCCACTGCTCTGGCAGGTTGTGAAGTATATCGCCAGAGCGCAGCATAAAGACAATATGCTACAAGATTTGCAGAAAGCTCAGTTTTACCTCAACAAGCAGATTGCAGAACTTGTATGCGTGAAAAAAGCAGGTTGAACTACAATTTAAAAAGTTTGAGAGGTCTTTTCCAATGACAGCAGCTTCTGTTCAGCTAATAGATTTTCTTGATTCTACTCCTTTGCCTTGGATACGCTACGATAAAAGCAAAGGTAGCTTGATTGTGGTTATAGATAACCACATGTTAAGCACTTTTAGAAATTGTCCTCAACATTTCTTTTACTCCAACGTTCAAGGCTACCAAAAGAAATCCGGCGTTAAAGAAGGAGAAAAAGAACGTGCGTGGTATTTGGACTTTGGCGTTCTGCTTCATAAGATGTTGGAGATGTATTATCAGGAGTTTAAGAAT